TATATAATTTTTACAATCCATACATTGAGAAAAAACAACCATTATTATTCCTTCTTTAATACATATTTTTGCAATAACGCCATCACATCTTCTGACAAATGTTCGCCTCTTCGATACCTTACAAACGCTTCCGCTATTGTCTCTGCTCCATCATATGTACTGTCCGCATATGCTGATACACCTCTTATGAAGCTTTCCCTAACCTCTTCTTCTAATCGAAGAAACATTCCAAACGTATCGCAATCTTGAAATGTCAGAATATGTGCCATTTCGTGGGCTAATAAATCTTCCACATTCTTGGATGCTAAAACACCATTGTTATAGTTTCTCATGATACGAGCTGTGAAGTTTTCAAGGCTTCCATTAAAATCATATCCGGCGTTCAAAACAAGTTTATATCTCAAATAGCCACCCACATTTTCAGGCACAAATTGAAATGGTACTTTTTCGTTCTGCCTGCCGAGATCCATAACAGTAATAGTATTTATACGAACATTATAGTTTTCTTTTATCTTATCAAAACTATCACAAATTGCCTTTTTTGTATGGCCAGAAATTCCTTTGATATTATCTGCTTCCGGCGGCAATTCTATATTTTTTATTTTAGCATTTTTACCGACTTTTACAAGGGGATTTTTCGACTTATACATCGGATTATCATCCAGTAACCGCTTATACCTCTCATATTCCTTATCAGTCATGGAGTTAAGCACTGTTTCAAAATTCTTGCCATATTTCTTCTCCATGTCCGTAACATAATTCATATATGCGATATTCTCGTCGGACCAGTATGCTTTCTTCCACTCCTCATACTCTTCCGGGGATTCAAAACTGACTATTTCTTTTGTGAAATTATCCATTTTATCAATACCACAATCAAGCAACCATTTCGCTTTCTGGTACAATTGGCAACGGCAATTACAATCTTGTGATGCAACACCAAACATGCTGGGAGCTTCTACCTTATATCCTGCAGCTTCAAACATCTCACCTACTTCTCGTATCTGTCCATCTAATTCTCTGTGTTCAGGTCTTGTTTTTCCATCCAAGACTGCATCCCACAGCTTCACAACATTTGCTCCACGGTCCTTCGCCCTTTTCTGTGCATCCAATGCCGCCTTATTCTGAATACGGTGTCCTTCTGTTCTGGCAATCCGTATTGAGTTGCTATAAGCCTTCTGAAACGGTGTATGCTTCATATTCCGTGCAAGATTTGATGCGATATTGCTCCATGTCATACCCTGTGCAATGCCTCTTGACACTTCCTGTTGCACAGCTTTCTTAAGGGTCTTCACATCCTCTCCCATTCTGTTATACAACGACGTAGAAAGTTTAGTGTCAAGCATTACTGCTCTTGTCACAGCTTCTTGGTCTATCGGCATCACAAGCGGGATTCCCTGACCCTGCATATCATACATTGCTCCGAGATATCCTTCTTGATAGCTCCGTGTAAGATAATCAGATACAGTTGCATATGAATTTGATTGCAGGTTTGCCAGAGCACCTTCCAACTGCGCTTTGATTGCTTCCTGGTATTGCTTCTGATATATGATTGACTGTATATTCTCCGGCTCAAGGTCTGCACGCATTGACAACTCCTGTATCTTTGATTCGCAATCGCCAAGAGCCTGCTCATATGTACTTTTTAACCGTGCAATTACCTCTTCCTCGTTATTCAATTGTGCTTGCAATACTTTCTTCTGCCGCTTATTCATTCGTCACAACTCCATCTAACAGCTGCTTGGCATCTGCCGTATCCTTTTCTTCATCCCTTTGCAACTTGTCCTTGATTTTTTCATAATCAATGTCCAATTCATCACAGATTAATTGGATAATTGTCTCGTCATCTAACATATTTGCCAAAGACATGATTGTATTTATCACTAACTGCTGCCGCTGTGCCTCCGTCAATTCAATCTGTGCATTTTCCTGTGCGTTACTCATAACTTCGTGCGTGAATTCAAAATGAACATCTTCCGGCTGAAATGCCTTGCCATTCATTTTATTGATTTCATCAACGACTATTTCCACAAGTTTACGAAGCAGCTTTTTAAGATTCTTTTCAACCTTCTTGGCTTTCAAGTCAAGCAGTGAGTACATTGCCTTGATGGCTATGTTTGTTGTCGCTGATGTGTCTTTTAAGCCAGCTGTATTCAATCCCATTCCAAACCGGTATATATTCTTCTCGTCAAGTTCCAGCTTTGCCTGTCTGGCCTGATAAGGAACATCTACTGTCTTGACATCTATTTCTCCATTTTCATCAAGTCCAACCATCTTCTTGGTCTTAAGATTGGTTTGCAGTTCCGTCAGATTATCACCTTGAAATCCTTTGATTGCATATAACGGAGAATCGAAATCTATCAGGTTATTTGAAAGACTGGATGCCATAAGGTCATAGTCATCTATTATTGCCTTGACAGGCCGGAGTGATGAAAACCTTTTCTTGTTGTTTTCCACAATGATAAATGGTATATATCCGAAGTTGTCAAAATATGTTGACTTCGTTTTATCCCCGTCCTTGGTATAGAGTACATGCGGCTTTGGATTTATCGGTTCATTCTCATCCAACAGAATTTCGCCTTCGTCCACTTGGACATAGTACCATGTCTGCTTGTCATCCCATACCTGTATCCGCTTTACTATCTTCCTGCCTTTGTCTATACGGTCAATATAGTGATATATTGTATAGGCGCATCCGTCATCCGTATCCTTATCCCGCACTTCTATTACATCAATCGGATCCGCTGCCGCAAATGCTGTTCTATCTTTCTTGCTTTTGTAAGCATACATATATGCAAATCCTTTAATCTGCATATCATCTATGCATGTTGCCAAATCCGTCATGAAGCTTTCGTTGTTGTTGAAATACTCATCCATATACTCCTGCAGTGCTGTATCATTGGCCACGACTATACGCTCCCCAGAGAGAACATATTGTGTGCATTGATCAACAAGCTCTGTGAAGAACGGATGCGGTATTTTGACATTGCTTCTGGTCCTATCTTCGACGAGCTCGCCATCTGAATTGTAGTAAAACATCCTGTACTGCAATATATCATGATCGCCATCATAGTATCGTTCTCCTATTCTTGCAAAACACTTTTGCTCGGATGTTTTATCACTTTCAATAATCACTTTTATCTCATCAGGTTTTAACATTTCACTTCTCCTTCTATATCAGCCATTTGCGCATCTTACGCCAGCGTTCTATTCCATATCGAAGCGCCGCCATTGCATCATCCATAACCGCCAACGGTTCATCCATATACTCGCCGGTAACCGGATCTTTCTTCCATCTCCATTGCTGTACTTCCTTAATGGTGTTGGTACAGGATGGGTCAATATATATCATACGTTTAATGGCCTTATCCTTGCGAACAATGCCTTTCAGCCAATCAATCTGTGCTGTCTGATACTTCTTTTCGTTTGTTCTTTCCTTTTCAACCGGTTTTGCCCTATATCCTGCGTTCTTCCACATTTTGATTCTGTCGGGCTCTGCGGAGTCACACCACATTTCCTTGTTCTGTGGAATCCCTGCTGCATGCGCAAGAGGAATGATTTCGGATGTTTCTTTCTCAAACACATACACTTCCTTCAGGATGTATATGTTGTCATCCTTTATGCCAAGCAACAGAATAGCGTTCGCATGGTTGAATCCGAAGTCCTGTCCGATTGCAATATCATCATAATCATCAAGGTTCTGTGATAATTCCCTGATTTCCACATTATGTAGGATAATGCCTCCGATTTCGCCCCAATCTCCAAGACCGTATATCTGGTAGCCTTCCGGATCAACAATCTTTCGTCTCTCCATTCGGGCACGGTATGCATCATCTATGAACCGGTTCATCAAGTATGTACTGTGATGCGTCAACACATTCGGGTCCGGGATGTCAAAAAAGGCCTTCTTGATCCAGTGGTTCTTATTCACTGGGTTGAATGTCATCCTGATCTGGTAGAACTGCCCTTCAGGAAGCTCACCACGCAATCGGTCATCTATAATCTCAAAATCTGCTTGTGTCAGCTCAGTTGCTTCCTCACACCATATATCCGTGAGCTTTCCCTTCTGGAATGTGATTGACTTCAGCTTTTCTCGTTGCTTATCATCATTCATCCCTCGGAAGATAACCTGATTTCCATTGGCTCTGCACGTCAATGTCAGCGGACTTTGTTTAATGTTCCAATATTGGTCTGCCTTATCTCCGAACATGCGGTATATGGCACCGGTTAGTTCCGCATATGTACTGTCTCGGTTGGTGATGTCCGATTTCCTGATGCAGACAAGATTCCTGCCTTTATCCTTCATCAGTCGTAAGATGTAGTTCTGTGCCGTGTCAACGCTCTTTCCAGACCCAGCCGAGCCTTTCATTACGATATAACGCTTCGTGCTTCGGTCTACTTCTTTGAAACACGGATTCATCTTGACAGTCACATTCATTCTTCATCACCGTAATCTATATTGACGGTCAAGGTCATGTCAACGTCTGTTTCAACCTTGTCTGTATATAATCCATATCGCTTTCCTAGCAGTTCGGCTGCCCTTAACCGGTCCTTTTCGGATGGTTCTTTTTTTAGTGTTCGGGCTTCACTGCATCCGTCTCCAGTACCTTCAACCACAATCTCTGTTGATTGGCTCTCGCCTCTTAATACGGATGTCAGGTACTTCAGGACTTCATCCTGAGTCGCAATCAACTGAGATTCTTTCTCTGCCATCCGTTCATCTATATATGCCTTGATGTTGGGTTTTGCCAAGTTTTCACTTGCAATATTCCTTGCATTCTTTTCAGAATAACCTGCCCTAATGGCTGCTTGTGTGGCATTTAGGTCAATCAGGTATTCATCACAGAATCTTCGCTGTTTAGCTGTTAATTTTGCCATCACAATCACCACCTTTTCACAAAAAAGCCTGTCAGATATGGAGGAGTAAGGCACACTGACAGGCAAAACAAAAAGGAACCGCAAATGGCACAGTTCCTTTTTATGAATCATATTTAATTTTCAACACTATCATAATATCACACTTGAATGTGCTATTTTGTGCTAACTTCATTTTTTTTATCAAATTCTTTCAGAGCTTCTCCGTGCATGTGTCTTATCCGGTCATACGAATATCCCATATTTTTAGCAATGCTCCACAGGCTTTCACATTCAACGTATTTTTTATACAACAATTTGATGAAATCTGCATTGTTGACATTGTGAATTTCTCCTGTTATCTTGTCTTTTATTTGCTGAAGTCTCAACACATCTTCGCTGATTTCTTGTTCAAGTGCTATGTACCGAATCACCGGATTTTCAATCTGCCCGCCGAGGTTAGAGGTCTGAACTCTTTCTTTGCTGTAATCGAACCCGCCCGAAGTCAACGCAAGCTCCCGGTAATCTTTTGCTCTCTGCTTTTTCTGTTCAATTTTAGTCTGTAAAACTTCAATCTGCAGTAAATATGATTTTACATTCATTCTTCATCACTCCTTTGCTTTGCATTTATGCCCTAAACTTGGCTTATAAAATAATCCGCACTTTTCACACCGACAAACTGTCGTCTGTTGACATATATGGCTGCTGAACCAAGCCTTTGTTGCTCTATCATAGACTTCACTCATATCAATCACTCTCCTTTTTGAGTTCTTTCGCAATCTGCTCACTCATATACGCCAGTTGTTTATCTGTTTCACTAATAATTGTTGCATATATTTTTGCTAAATCTTCAATACACAGTGCTTGTGCCATCCATTCTTGGCTTCACTCGGCTGACAAGTTATATCTAAGTCAAATGTAAATGCAACTCCGCCAGAATTGCTTGTCTGTGTTAATCTCTCCATTAATTATTATTTCTCCCTTTCTACTAATTTGAAGTATTGGGTGCAACATGCCAAATCACAATTCTCATAATTTAATGGGTTATCATCATCCCACTCTCCAATGTCAGCAGATTCAATATGCAACTGTTGACTAAGCATACCTAATTTTTCTGTGACGGATAGTTCAATATCGTCTTCATCACAACTTCCATTGGGGTCAATTAAGTATCCGCTAAATCTAAATATCTTTGCCATATTATTCCTCACTTTCAAATATATCTTTATTATCAAAAATGTTGCCGATAACTTCTACTGTGTATACCAAATCATCCTCATCATTAAAATTCCAATAAATTTCCCACAATGATATATAATTATCGTTTTCACAAGCATATAAATGATTATCGCAACCGGTTATTGGCTTAATATTTGCTTCTATTCCATCCCAATCTATAGGTGTTTTATATGCAATGCCAAAACCGCCACACACATACTTGATAACTCCTCTATGTCCAAAGAGTTCTGCAATATCGTTCTCCCAAATCAGGTTGCCGTTCTTATCTTTCGAGCCTGTGCATCGGCAGATGGTATGTTCATCCACTTCATAGCTCTCTCCATATTTACGCAACATTATAAATGGAGGATTATTTTCTGAAAGTCTGTATAAATAACCAACAATCCATTCTCCGTCACTAATCCTCTTTGCCTTGTATAAATATCTATCTTCCATGTTTCCTCCTATGTTCCCGATATTAATGTCGGGAAGTAAAATTCAGTTACTTAAATAGTGCTTAATCGTTGTCTAGTTTCAGCGTCATAAGTACCTGCTTCGCCATAACAACAAGTAATATTGATTACTTCTCGTTTATAATAGCTTTCATAATGTGGAGAATGAGATGAATAGTATTTTCCACATTTAAAACATTTATCACAATTATTTGAACTACACTCTTTATCCATATCTTTTCACCTCGCTAAATTTCAGTTTAGTTTTCTTTCAAATTCGATAACCCACACCCAAGGGTCCGCAGCCCATCCATAGCGGTCAAGGTCGGATTTCTTGATGGTGGAATCCCATACATCGGGAAAACCCAGTGCTGTTGACGTATAATCGAAACATCCCTCTGCTTCTGCATCATCGTCTGTCATATCCTGCAACCGCTCCACACGCACATCCGTCACCTTCAGCCAGATTCTCGCCGCTTCTTTTGGCATGTGGATGGATGGCTTCCATTTTGTAATATCTGCGATGTCATTTTTCTGCCAATCTTCGTAGTAATAATACCCATTTGGTGCCTTTTTCCATGTTTCCCGGACATAAAGAATATCGCCTGGCTGATATGGTAAATTCATACCAAAACAAAAAAACGGTTTCTCTAAAAAATTCGCCTTGTCACATCTTAGTTCTTGTAACACTACCTTGTCAGCAAGTGGTACATTGTTTGTGTATCTATTTACTGGAAACTTAACCACTCGTCTCGTGCAGCTCTTTCTACCATCCAGAATTGCCCGAACCATTTCCGTATTGAATAAAATCGGCTTAATTGTCATCTATTCCACCTGCCTTTACTATTTCTTCTTGCTTAAAATCTTCATTCTGTTTCGCTCCTCAACTGTTGTGCTATTTCGTCAATCTTTTCTTCTTCTAAGATTGTGAAAGCATATTCTTCCTTGATGGCTTTTATAGTGTCATCAACAGCCTTGTTGTATTCTTCTTTGAGCAGTTTCTTTGAATTATCCATTTGAATATTGCCTGATTCAATCTCATTGTTCACCCTCCTATTCCATGACTTAATTGCCATCTCTCTTTCATCTACAACGGCTTTTAGTCCACCTAATTCTGTGAAAACATATTCCAATGCATACTGTTTTGGAAGAGTTACTCCGCACCTGGAGCACTCTATACGAAATAAAAATCCTCTATTTGCACCATGTATACTGTTCGTTATAGGTCTGAATTTTGCTTTTCCACCACAAAACGGACACGTCTTTAATTCTTCACTCATTCTTTATCACTCCAATCTAATTTCTAACCACAATCGCTGCAGTATTCAAACTTGCAATCTTTGTCATACTCACGATAATTTCAAGTGATGTAACTTTGTTTATCGTATTATCATTTTCTGGAACCTTACTCCTTTTTGCAAACTCTGTATTCTATTTCTCGTCTTAAGTATTCGCCGTTGCTATTTCTTGCAAATCTGTGAACTCTGTCATATACATATCCTCTTCGTCTAAAACACTCAATCGAACACCATTCAATATCACAATATTTACAAGGCTCGCCTAGGCACTCGTTTTTTTCGTTCACATCAAATAAACTAAGCTGTCCTTCAATCTGTTTAATATCAACCCATCCTTCCTAGCTTTCCAATTTCTGCAACGTCAACGTTCGCCTTAGGAACTATCATTGGGCTGATTAATTACAATCAAGTCATCATTGTTATCGTTATCCCAAAAATCATAAGGACGTTGTGGAAAACTATTGAAGGTATTCTGATTATGCTTTGATTTCTGTCTTTTGAAATCTTCGGCACACCATTTAGCAACAGTATCCATGTTGTTCGTTCCTTTGTACAGCTTGGCACGTTCGATTCGTTCATCAACGAATTCTTTCCCGTACTGCTTTATGAGAGCTTTATAAGCAGCTGAATCGGGTGTCTGTTGTGTGCACTCGCTCTCTACTACACTCTTCTCTTCTCTTCTATTCTCTTCTATTCTATTCTCTGCGACATTTTGCTGACATTTGCTGACAGTTTGCTGACATTTGCTGTCATTTTGTTGACAATCTGTCAGCAATGGTGAAATATGGCTTAAATTCAAGGTGTAAGACTTGTTTTCGTTCACTTCAAGAAGGTTTCTTTCCTCTATGTATTGAGTAGGTTTAAGCCTGCTCGGCTGAATAGTGTTGTGCATCTTCCAATGCTTGATTACAACAATTCCTGAATCAAAATAGATTAGGAAACTCTTCGCAATTAAAAGCTTCATGTCATCATCAGATGCCATTATTGACCTTTGAACACTTTTAGCATTATTCACAAATCCTTCATCATCTGCGTTCATAGCAAGATGAAAATATAGAGCCTGTGCAGACAAAGGCATTTCTTTAAATGGGTCACTGTCTACTATTTTCATTGAAAACATTCTTTTTTCCGCCATTTTTCTTCTTCCTTTCTTCGTAGTTCAAGCACGGCGCCGGGGAAGCCTTACCTTTACACGTTATTATGTGAGTGCATGTTATACATTCCCTATCCCGCATCACTATTGCCTTCACTTTCTGTCATTATTTTCCAATCTGCCGGGATTGGACTGTTGTATAAGAAACATTGTTTTGTAGCCGAACTGTAAAGCCCGCATCCACAGCCACTTCTACCCTCACAGGTCGGGTGCTTATTGCAATACCCTTTCAGATATTGCATTGCTTCTTCTATTGATTCGCACATAATTTCTGCCTTTCATTTTATATTCTTCAATGTAGTAGTAGGGGCTGCAATCATCCCTTCATCACATCAGCAAGTAATTTTTCATATAAGTCCTTGTAAACATCTCTTTCAGTCTTTGCCTTAATAAGTTCTTCTGATTCACCATCAAAAGGTAATCTATCAAGCACTTCAGGAATTGGATGCCATTCTTCCTGTACCGGTTCAACAGCTTTTTCATATGATGTTGCAAGACCAAGTCCTTCCGCCACAGCATCCATAATTGCTTCAAATTCCTCATCCTTTAAAGTGCGGATGTAATTAGTGAAGTTATCATTAAAGGCATATTGAATCTTGCGTGGATCAGTGAAGCTGATGCCCTGGCAATTTACTTCAATGCTGTAGTCACCACCATATTCACTAATATGAAGTACCTGTGCAATGTCATTGTGTGAAGCAAGAACAATCACATTCTTGAACTGTCCATTATTCTGCTGTATTTCCCAAATTTCGCCATGTTTCATTTTGTCCACCTTCTTTTTAATAATATTTTTCATTGCTTCAAAAGCTGTCGGGTCATAATAACCCGAACCATTTCTTGCAATCTCTGAATCCATCAAACAATATGCCCCCTTGCGTAATTCCTGAATGTTTCTTCTCTCAACTCTCTCATTGTTTCCACGTCCTCAATTCCTGCCAGCTCCGGGTGTGCTGCCTGTATTTTCTGCCTTGTACGTCTGACAGTCTCCGGGGAAGGGAATCCATATTCTTTCATGTTCAGAAAGAATTTTGGAACTGACATGTGATCTATATCAATGTTATGTCTCCTGCCAATCGTGGCATATACTGCATACAGTAAATAATTGTCAGAATTTCTCGCTTTTGGGGAAGTCTTTAAAATTTCTTTTACTAAATCATGAGTAGTCTGTATTTCGCCCATATTCAATCTACCTTTCTCTATATTTCATTTATCCTAATGCCGTGAATATATAGCATCAGTTTACGCTTGATTGTGTAATCTTTAGTCCTGAATCCTTTTGTATCTTCAACAACGTTTTCCTGCTTTTCTTTGTCAAAATACACAAAATCAGCAACATAAGAACACTCTTTTTCAATCACTCTTCCCGACTTTATTCCGCCCCTTTTCCCGATAATGTCAGGTTCTCTTTGTGCGGGAATCAGGATGTATTTTACCTGTCTCTGAAGGTCTCTGATTACCCCTGCTTTTTCAAGTAATGACAACTCCTGATACCTTTCTGCTTCTCTTTTTGAATCAAAAATAATGCCGTCAACTTCCACTTTTTTGTTATTGTATTTATTTCCATTTTTACGTCTATAAGCCATTTTTTTATATTAGAGAGGAAACAATCCGCTTCCTCTCTTTGGAATAAAATAGAGGTCTGAAAAATGCTTTTTTATGTGATATATTGACTTTTTTCAGCGTCTCCAACAAACGCTTCTTTCAGGCTTCCGCCTTGGTGTTTCAACCTTTTTGCCGATTAAGAAATGATTGTGAACTGATTCAGCCCGGCAAGTTCAAACTGTAAATATTCCTTGATTGCAGTTGTCGCAGCAATCTTCCACGCTCCGCCGTCTGCTTCAAATATTGCACATGCAATTCCGTCATACTTATCCTGCTTCATTCTAAATATGAAGTCAGATTTAGGCTGTGTCACCTCTAAGAATGTGCGGAACGGTCTCAAGGAAACAGGATTCGGAACGATTGCTTCTCCTTTTGAAGCTATTCCTGTTCTGATTGTAGCTTTCTGTGTTGTTCCGTCATCCCCATATTCCGCTACAGTTCCGGCTTCAACAGTTCCAGCAAATTTGAGAAGTAATGACTTGTCTGTTTCCTCGTCATCAATGAATTTTGACTGAAGGTTAATGCAGAACTCTTCCTGATTAATGAAATCATTAAAACGGAAATTAGGGATTGTTGCATTGACAACGGCTAACTTTTCACGCTGTCTTTCTTCGTTAAGCTGTGATAACAGCACTACTGTTTCAGGGTCTACTATCTGCACAATCATCTTGTCTGACATTGAATCAATGTTGCCTTTTATGTATTCAACAAGGCTTGTGAGTGTGCTCATTCTCAGAGGGGCTTCTGCCATTGGAAGGTGCTTCTTAAGCATCTTCAACGGCTTGTCCGAATATGTCTGAACCGTTCCGTCAGGAAGGGCCACATCCTTGACCTTTGCTTCGCCTAATTCGACAATGTACTGTAACGCATCTTTTAAATTATCCATAATTTTTTAAAATCCTTTCTAGTTTGTTAATGCTTTTTTTCTAAAATCTACAATGCCTGTTTCTTCCGCTGCTTCGATTATTTCGCCTGTCTCGGTGTCAACAAGTTTTCCGTCTGCCGTTTTCTGAACTGGCTGTGTCATATCATCAAAGCACAACTGCCCTTTAATCTGACGTCCGTATTCTTCCGCATACGATTCACCTGTTGCTAAGTTCTTGCCGATTGCGAACTTCGTGGCCAGCGGTGCCGAAGGTGCTAATTTTTCTACAACGCTCACATTAACTGATACATCATCCCTGTTTTCGTTCTGTGTGAAGTCAAGTGTTATAGTTATCTTTCTCTTTGTCTTGAATGAGGTGTTGACGTCCTGTAAGTTGTCAACCACTTTTTCAAACGATTTCGAGAATTTTTCCTGTAAAGCTCCACCGACAAGTTCCTGTAGTTCGACTGCTTTCATAGTGTTTCTCCTTTCTTAAATTGTTAATTATTGTCAAACAGGGCGGATGCTACGTCCTGTACTGATTCTGCTGCCTGCTCTGATTCATTCTGCTGTTCCTGTTTGCTCTGAACCGGTTCTGATGGGTCTATGTCAATAACATCTTCTTCCGTTTCAACATAATTTCTTGAACCATCTGCATTTTCGTATGTCATATCAGAACTGAAAGCCTGCTGCATTTCGGTTGACATGATACCCCATTTGCTGATTAACTGTCTTAACATTGTCTTGTAAGCCATACCGTCAAAGTCTTTATACCAAAATGATGAATACATCCAAGCGTCTTTAGAATCGTAATTGCCTGCTTCATAGTCGGCAAAAGAAACCTTTGTTTTTTCGCCGAATTTATTCTTAACAACTGTTGCTTCTTTGCTAAAAGCTGGCGAATACTTATCAGCGTGTGCTTCCATTTGCTTTTTACTCCAATATATTGCCTTACGGAAGCCGTTTGTGAGTTCAAAGAAGGCGTAATATCCGATTGTTGAGGCTTCTTCTCTTGCGTCCCAATCATTAACCATGAGGTTGATTTTAATGTCTTCATTGAGTGGGTCAAAATATTCAAGTTCGCCCTCTTTAATTGCCATAACATTCAGCTTCTTATACTGGCCGCTTCTGATTGCCAACTGTATGTATCCCTTATATCCCAACTGGAAAGTTGCGACCTTGCCCCTTTCCTTGTCATTGAATGGCACAAGATAATAATGTCCTAACTGTGGGGAAGGTGAAAGTTTCAGGGATTCACCAAGCAACGCCCCGGAAAGAATGGTGCTGTTGTCGCACTCCTGAAGTGCCGGATTGACGCTCACTGCTGATACAATAGCGCTGATGAATCGCTGTCCATCCTTGCCGCCTACTATGCTGTTAATCTGATTCTTAACCGCATCCTTTGTAAGAAATGCACTGAATGTTGCTTTCTGATTTCTCTGTACTAATGAATTGTTTACTGCCATTTTAATTACCTTCTTTCATGATTTTCTTGAAAAAAGTGTCAAACTCTGCCAATACTTTTTCATCCGCATTCTTGCGTTCTTTCTCTGCTTTTCTGTCTCTTTCTTCTTCGGAAAGCAGTGCATTGTTAAAGATTTCGTGAATCATCACATCTGCGCCCTCTTTTCCAAGTGAATTAATAAAACTTTCATGTACTTTCCGGATGATTTCTTCTAACTCTTCACAAATTATTACTGTGTTTCCGGATATTATAGTTCTTCCTTTTAAAATCATGTTTAATCCTCGCTTTCTTTTTCATCAAAGATTGTTTTCAATATTCCTCCTAACGCCTTAGCAGACTTCTTTTTCTGTCTCTGACGTGCAATGAAAGTGATACCGAAAACGCAAAGAATTGTGCCACATATAATTGATGTGATAATTATTCCTGTCATTGTTCATCCTCCTTCCTTTAAAGTGCTTTATATTCAATCCCTGCGGATTTCATATACTGACCTAAGCCTTTTGCCTGCTCTACTGTCATATATGCCTGAAATTTAATCCATTGCTTTGGGGCATCAGCCACCGGTTCAACCTGTTCTATTTTGGAACTTGTTGCATCAGCTTCTTTTTTTGCTTCTTCTTCAGCAATCATTCTTTCCATTGCTGCATCCTGATCTGCTTTCAATCTTGCCTGCTCTGCTTCCTTTTCCGCCTTTGCCTTCGCTATCTGTGACATTCTCTGTGCCTCACTGATAGCTTTATTTATGTCAAGAGTAGTTTTATATACCTCTACTGCTTCAAAGCCAAATTCCGGCAGATTGTTTAGTGTCAAGAGGTCGGTACTAAAGCGGTACATTAACTGCTTCATTTCCTCTTCGATAGATTTCAATGACGTTGAAGCGTTAAGCCATTTATCGTTGAATATCATGTCCAATGTAACAAAAGTCTGAAAACCGATTGTTCCGAACACTTCTTCAATAGCAGCTCTTTTTTCCTGCTTCTGTTTTTCTTCGTATGCCTTTACCTGGGAATCAATGACCGTAATAGGTCTGTCAATAATCCCGATAATCTCATTTATCTGTGCCTTAAATACATTGAATGGCTGCAGATACTCTTTCTCTCGCCTGATGCGCTCGTCATTCAGGGCTTTTTTCAGTTTGTTAAGATTTGCCCTGTCGGATTTGGCTTCTTTAATCTGTTCATCTGTGTACACTAATGTTTCATAGTGCGACACTTTTTCTTCAAGTTCGCTTTTCAATTCCTTGTAATTGAACTCAATTACTTTAGGAATTTCTACTTCATTTACTTTAAGTTCCATTTGTCTGTTCTCCTTTTCTTTTTGTTTATATGGCAAATTTACATTGCTCTCCGCTACTATCTATAACCAAGTTTTTCGCCCTTTTGCCCTTAATCAGATATGGGCAATTGGCTTGTACAAGGACCTGTGCCATAATCGGCACAACACTGTTTCCAATCCTTGCTACCTGCTCCTTTAACGGGTACGGTTTCCAATCGATATCCCGGTCAATGATATAATCCTCCGGGAATCCCTGCATAATCTTTAGTTCTGATGGTTTAAGCATCCTGAGAAAAATATCTTTAATAACATACTGTTCGTTACCAATTAAAACGGTTACAAGACCGAATCGATCCTTTGTTGTGATTGTGTCAAGTGGTCTATCCATTGTTTGTCCTATTCCTTCGCCGTAGTACTTAATCAAGAACGCACATACCAGCCCAAAATGTCCGGCTGATGTAGTGATAGTGTGCAATGGTTCGTTGCATACTTGTCCGACTCCGGTTTTATAGAATTTTGTGATAAACGCTGTCACTAAAGCATAGCGATTGCTTGTATCAATTGTTCTAATCGGTTCCTTGAGCGACTGCCCTCTGGAATCTCCCGCACGGGTTTCTCCGTGATATTGAATCATAAAGGCAATAGCTTTATCGTTTCGGACAATGTATGGATGCGAATTATCAATAATGTATTTTTTCACGCCGTTTGCAATCCGTTTCATAGTTGCCTCTGCAAGTGGTTTCTTTCTGTCGAATATCGACTTTCCAAGGTCTGACCAATCTATGTAATCACCGCACTCTTTCCATTTTGGAAAACTTTCCCCGGTTTTACTATGTGTCTGTTCCGGCCATAAAATAGGCTTTCCGTCTCTCCGAAAAATTGCATACCACCGCTTTCGTGTTGTGGGTGCTCCGTAATCGGCCGCTACAAGCTCCCTGCTCTGAAAGTCATAACCGATTGACTGCATAGCAGTTATGAATTTTTGATAATCTTCTCCAGCTCTCTCCTTAATTGGCTTTCCGTTAGTATCCAACGGACCCCACTGCTGGATTTCTTCCACGTTCTCCATGATAATTACATCTGGCAATAGAGTCTTTGCGTGCTTATATACCGCCCAAGGTAAGATACGTAAGCCTTTACTCCTGGGCTGCCCGCCTTTTGCTTTGCTATGACTTGTGCAATCCGGTGAAGCCCACATAAGTGCCACATGCCGACCTTTTACATACCTTTGCAAGTCGACCTTAAATATGTCTTCTGTAAGATGCTGTGTATTTGGATGATTCACCTTATGCATCCTGATAGCCTCTTGGTCATGGTTTATTGCTATATCAACGCTTCTGCCAAGTGCCATTTCAATTCCTACTGAAGCACCACCACCGCCGGCAAAACAGTCAATAATTATATCCATTTTCTTTCCTCCTATATTTCTGGCAACAGCAGCGCTGGTCTTTTTCTTTCCTGCACCTGCCGCCAGAACTTCTGTTCAGCTTCTGCAAGGAACTTTATATCTTCCTCGACATCTGAACGTTCTATTGTGTAATGTCTCGTCTGAATGTAGATGTTGCCGCTAAATTCTGACTTCAACTGTGCTTTCAAAATAGCGAAGTCAAATTCCGTTACCATGAGGTAGTGCAATACCTGTATGTAATAGTTATCCGGGATTCTGTGATTCCATTTTTCCTTCTGCATACTTTGAAGAATGTTTGTAGTTTTAATTTCAAGAATACCGGTCCGCCCAGTCTCTTTTTCAATCATCCAGCCGTCCAAGGAAGCATGAGCGAATGGGTATTTATCGTTCAAAAACATATTGTTTTCTGCATATATAACCTGATACTGGGGAAAATCAAGCTGGAAAAGTTCCCTCAAATACGTTTCTGCATGTGTGCCATATCGAACGTATGGCTTGTCAGATATATCTTCAGGTTCAACCTGTCCTGTCTTAATCTGCCACAATTCAACATTGCTGCGGTATGGGTTCATTCCCACGATACAGGAAGCGTCACTTCCGCCGATTCGGGACATCCTGTGCTGAAGCCATTCATCCCTGTCTTTCAGATATTTAATTTCAACCATTATTCACCATCCTGCTAAAATCGAATTGAATCTGTCCTTCTTTATCTAATTGCGAAAGGCCTATCTGTTTAATATATTTACGGATTCTCTCTTCTCTGTCCTCATCACAAGTACATTTTTCTCCTGGATCAAGATTTGCTCCGCATGAATTACATATATAATTCCACATCTGTTTATTCACCTGCTTTCATATCCGAAATCCATCTGATGTTTTTATACACCTTGTTGGTGTACTCATTGCCGGAATAACTCGGATTGCCCGAATTGTACTGTTTTAAGGCACTCGTTAGGTTTCCATCATTCTCATCTATGGCATCAGAAAGAATGATTATTCCCATGTGAATGTTGTCCAAAGGGTCATTAATATTCAGTCCTGCTGCATTTGCGGTTTCCTGCCACCAGCGAGACCAAATCTGCATATATCCTGTGGCCTGTCCGTTATCTCCGGTCAGCCATTGGAATTCGGTTTCTGCCTTGATTACGGCAAGAACCAAATCGTATTCAATCCCATATCTTTTGCAGAAATCGAATATTTTCATCTGGAATCTAGAATCAAATGGGATAAAACCATATCCCCTGAATACCGGTTCTGCTTCTTTTTTAGATATTAAAGAAGCATGATATTCAGAAATCCCGGTGTCAGAAGTGTTTTTTGCAATCATTAAATCGGCTTCATGTGCCGATATGCCTCTGACACCGCTTTCCGGCTTTGGTTTACTTATGTTGATTTTGGCTATCAGTATTGGAACCGTTATCAGAACCGCCATCACAACACTTTTTATTCTTTTCTGCTTCATATCTTGCTCTTTCTACGCATCTTAAAAATCTTTCTGCTGCGTCATAAAGGTTTTTCTGTCTCTTTGCACGTTCTTCATCCGTAAGGTCAGGAAAATAAACAGTATTAACGCCATTGGGATATACTTTTATTACTTTTCTTGAATATGTTGTTGCCATAATCTCATCCCTTTCTTTGATTTACTTTTTATGAAAATATGCCACTACCGGTTGTCTTAATGTTTAAAATTCTTCCGGCTCTATGTCACTGAACAGTCTGTGTTCCATGTTTTCCATGGTTATTCCATCCTTTCTAAGCTGTTTTCCACGCTTTTCGAGGGTTCTCAGATTGTACATGTACTGTCTTCTTCGCAGCTTTATTCTTGCTTCTTTTTTCGCAAGCAAGACATCTTCTGATGCAAGAAGCCTTGTGATTTCAACTTCAACCTGTTCATCTGTCAATAATTCCTGTTTCATGGCTTTCTCCTTAACAATTTGTTGAAATATTATGTTTATTCACCTTATAATCTCATTGGTGTTTGGTCGCACTAATTCAAAATGAAAGAAGGTGAAATATGAGAATTTATGCTTGCCTTCTTGGTAAGTGGATTGACATTACTGAAACAGGAACTGTTGCTGATAATCAGGATCCTGTAACTTATTTTGAGGAGCATCTAAAATATAGTAAAAACTCGAGATCTGCAGATTGCTTCCAATATGACTACATCCATATCCAATACCAAGGTAAAGACTATCGAATAAATCCTGTATTTATTCAGATTGTCACAGAATAAAATTCTGTTTCATCAAGAGGTCAAGTTCTTTTGGTTTCTCAAAAGTCAACTTGGCTTCTTGTGATTCAAAGCCTTTTTCTACTAGATGATTGACTCTGCTCCATTGTGCATGTGTCATTCCTTCCGCCATGTCAATGATTGCTCTGGCGGTTTCTGCATAATCTTTTTTCATTTAGTTCTCCTTTCTATGCTTTATTTCGGTTTAATCGAAATCGATAGGTAAAAAAATAATCCGATCATAGGGAATATTGTAAAGTCTCTCTATTCTTTTCAATTTGGGAATATCGGGATAGCTTCTACCTCTTTCGTAATTCCCTAATGTATCCTCCGTTATTCCAAGCTTGTCGGCAGCCTGCGCCTGCGTCAATCCGGCCAACTGCCTAGCTTGTTTTAATGTTAATCTTATTTGTGGCATACTCAATCCTTCCTCCCCGTATCGCCGCTAGGTCAGCCACTTTTTACCTCTTACGACTGCACAACTTAATTATAATAAGTATCAAATCGTACAATGCGCAAGTTCCAACTATGATTTTCCATACAAGTCCCCATTTTGCGAACTGCGCCATGACAACTAACAGGACAAGCATAACTGTTACATTATTAATGTTTTTCATTGCTTTATTAAAAACGGTATGTTAGAATAAGACAAAGGGTTCGGGGCTTTCGCCCCTCCCCTTGCTGTCAGCTAGGACTTAATTGCCTGGATTAAAGCGGCGGTGGCTAACATTGCTTTAATCACTAATTCAATTATGTCTTTGGCTGACAGCGTTTTTTTCTTTGCTTTCTTCTTATTTGACATATCGTTTATCTCCTTTCCTTTGATGCTTAACTCCTTGCTACATTTTGTATTATACTTCGGTTTAACCGAAATGTCAACGGTTTTCCCGAAATATTTTTATTTTCTTCTTGAATTATTTTCGGTTTTAACGTATAATCTGATTGTACTCAATTAAAAGGAGGATTCAGCATGGGACTTGGCAATAAGGAAATAATGGCCAATAACATAAAGTATTACCTTAATTTATATAATAAAACTCCGACTGATGTATGTAAGTTGCTCGGCTTTCCCGCCGCTACTTTTTCAGATTGGATTAATGCCAAATCTTATCCACGTATAGATAAGATAGAACTAATGGCTAACTATTTTGGAATTTCTAAATCAGATTTAGTAGAAGAACATACATCCAAGGACGAGCCCGCAATAATATCATATTACAATTCTTTAAATGATATAGGAAAACAAGAAGCCACTAAAAGAGTAAAGGAACTTACCTACATTCCTCAATATACAACTAAAGAGGTTCTCAATGCTGCACATGCTATTGACGGAGCATCTGATGAGGATAAACAGCATGATGAAGATATCATGAATGATGAGAACTTCTAATATATAATTTTTAAATGGGTGATTTAATGACTTACGAAGAACTTCTTGCTGAAGCAGATAGCCAGAATATAATTACTAAGGAGAAACCTCTGCGTGCCAATGATGGTCGCATTAAAGATAAGCACATAGCCATACGTGTTGATATGACTGAAACAGAAAAATGTTGTGTCATGGCTGAAGAACTTGGACATTATTACACAACCATAGGAAATATCCTCGACCAAAGTACTGTTGAAAATCGCAAGCAGGAGCTTAAAGCTCGGCTCTGGGCTTACAAGCGACTGCTGCCACTCGACTGTTTCATATCCGCATTCAGAAGCGGCTGCAATACTCTATATGAATTCGCCGACTACTTGAATGTTACAGAGGCATTCCTGCAAGATGCTATCAAACGGTATAAACAGATATACGGTACCGACTGGGTGCGTATTGATAATTACGCAGTCCGTTTTTGTCCGGAGCTTGCGATTATGGTTGTATTTTGAGAACGGAAAATCATGGAACTAATCTGGTACATCCAGAATTTAATACAAAAATTTTTTAATATTAGGAGGAGCATATGGAATTTGCTGACAAACTAAAAGAATTTACAAAACGTATTCAAACACTTCAAAATGGTATTAAAACAGAGGAAGCCACCAAAACATCTCTCGTTATGCCATTTTTTAACTTATTAGGATATGACGTATTTAATCCTATGGAGTTCTGCCCGGAATATACTACTGATGTGGGAATTAAGAAAGGCGAAAAAATTGACTATGCGATACTCATAGACGGTATTCCTCAAATTCTGATTGAATGTAAGAGCTGTACCGAATCATTGGATAAACATATGTCACAGTTATTCAGGTACTTCAGCACCAGCCAGGCCAAATTTGGAATACTTACTAACGGAA